CTAGGAACCATTCGCCATGCATTGTCTCTTCGGAATAGTCGTCAATAGTGAAAAGCTCACCGACCTTCACTTGTCATCCTTCATCTCAGCGTCTATGCTGATCATCTTCATGATGTCCTCCCTAGAGGCAACCACCACATTATTCTGGGTCTTCTGCGCATATGGCACGAAAGTATTTGCGCGCTTCCGATCTGTCTTCACCCGTGCCCGAGTTGCAACAGCATTCAGGGCGATATTTAGATAGTTGGCGGCGACCTCAGCATTTCTAGCTGCATATCGAGGCTCGATAATTTGTGTATACTGCGTCTGTGTGTTGAAGGCGTCGAGGGCTGCTTCATAGATCGTGTCAATCTTTGCATCAATAGCTTGATCCTCTGGGTCTATCTCAGGGGATGGAACATTTGCCTGAAACTGCGCAAGCTCACCCTCGGTGGCGGACCCATATTCAACAACAGGTGTCTCAGTTTCAGTTTGAAACAGCTCATCAAGCGGATTTGCAATCTTCACCTTCGTCATTGTCATTCTCCAGTATAGGAACTAGCATCATCATTTGAGATTGTTTGTTGTTCGACGGGCGCCTGACAGCATATCTCTCCAATACCTACCATCAACACAAATAATTTACCCTAGATGTGATGATACTAACGATTCACTATGGGCGGCTTCTTTATACTGATCTTCCAAGCTGTGGGGGTTTCCTTTTAGTTATACCATTGGTTAGATAGAGCGTCTTCTCAGTCACAACTCGAAAGGTGGCACCCTGCCGCGCGGCAAATTCAGCCGCCGCTGTCCACTTGGCACGATTGACGGCTAAAGCTTGAGCATCTCTGGCCGTCATCTTTGGGGTTTCCACAGTTTCCTTGTATGGCTTGATCTCAATGATTTCCTTGCGCAGGCTGCCGTCCTTATGCTTGTACAGTACCACGATATCAGGAAAGTAGCGGTGCACGCGCCCATCAATAGGGTTTAGGTAAGGAATATGCAGCTCCTCAGAACCCCATCGTAGAATCGAGCTATTAGAATCTAACCATTTGAAGAAATGCAGTTCCCAGCTTGACCTAAAGACAATTCGCTCTGGATTACCAATGTATTTTGCTGGATTCTTTGGAATGAATCTACCTCGAGCTGCTGCCATTACTCACCGCCGTCATCACGAATAGGTGTTGCTGGTGTGGGGGCGGTCTGTGTAATTCGGACATTTGCAGCACTTTGCAACACGCTGTCAAATGCACCTACTGCCCTCGAACGAGCGGAACCTTGTGCACCACTCTGACCAATTAAATCGAGCCTAAAGGCGCCTTTGATAGAATCAGCAATTCCAGTAGCGGTGGAGTTGCTGCTAACAGCGCCCAAAGCGCCACCAATGCCACGTTCAATTGCACTTGAGGCTTGGCTTCCTGCCGCCCCTCCGACAATGTTGCCTATTCTGTTTCCAATGGTAGTCGCAAATCTGCCGCCACCGCCAATACTTCGTACTGCGCGGCTCACGGTCTCCGAGGTGATGCGTTTTACCTCATTACCAAGCTGGCGAGCCGCCGCGTTTCCTAGGATGTCACCAAGACCTGGTGTCGCAATCGGTTTAGGAAGTTGATTCTCCTTACCGCCGCCCATCGTGTCTGATGGAGCGCCGGTGATGCCCTTTGCCTTGATGCCGGAGTAATCTGGGCCGTCTGATGTGATCTGCACGCCATTGTCGACCATCTCCATCCAATCATAGTCAAACTGCATGGTTAAAAGATTTGGTTCAGAAGTCTCATGGGACATGTCGTCCAAGTCAAATGAAACAACTCGAGGGTTGATAAAGTCAAAGGTAACCTGTCGTGGTGCATCTCTAAGACTAGATTGACTAACATCCACAAACATCTGCTTTACGCGAATTGCCTCGAATGGCGTGCCCACGTTCGAGGCAACGCTGTTTAGGTTGACCACCCCACGATGGGCAATGTCAAACTTATTAAAGGCAGATTCCGTAAAGTTCATACCACTACCGATAGAGGCGGATGCTGAGGTTGGTAGATTTGTCGTGTTGTCACGAGTAACTTGCCGCCGTGTAATAGGAGAGTGAATCATCATCATCACTCGGAAGAAGTTAAACACCCGGTTGCCTGTATCATCTAGAAAGGTTACTGTTAGCTCACGATGACGAATCTTCTTCAGAACCTTTGTTCTGAAGTTGTACATGTTGACATCATCCTCATACTCAAAGTCAACCTTTGGCCTATCTACCGTTTTTACCATGAAGGTAAACTGGTTTTCTCTCAGCTGCTTAGCAGCCTCTGCAGTGATCAGCCCAGCGTTTAAGAGACCTTCAATTACACCAGACTTGAAGATGAATTCAATCTTGAAAAGAAACTTAAGCTTTGGTCTGTAGCTTGAAGCACCTGAAAGGTGGGCCGCGTAGCTGCTTGATACCCATTCACCAGGTGGGCGATTTCGCCGTGTATTCTGTTCTGCCTGGGTAGGATCGCCAGTGCTTCCTCGAGAGAGAACGCCGCGCGTGAAGTCTTCCACCGCATTTCCGAAGATGGACTCTGCCTTGCTGCCTACAGCAATCCTTGTACGGCGTACAACTCCTGAGATGTCAATTGCCATGATACCCCCAATACTTCATCTATTTATGCCCAAGACAAAGTGAACTAGTGCTACGCTAAAGACGCAGCATCTTCTTGGCAAAATGCCTTGAAGACCTTTTCAGACCTTCTCGTTTCAACGACCTCTGCTCTCATCGTTTTGCAACGGCTTGAGTCTGACGAGGTCTCCGCGAGCGTTAATTCGGACAGTTCCTGCCCTATTTTGATCTTTGACAAAGCAACCATATTTTTGGCAGCATGAACATCTCGGTCGTCAGAAACACCACAGTCACAGGTGAACACCCTGTCTTCTAGTGACAACATATGCAATTGACCACACTCAACACAGAGCTTGGTGGTGGGTTCCCATCTAGAAAGCACATATTTCGCTTTCGGTTTGATCTTGGACTTGATCCTACCAAGCACCGAATGCTGCACCTTTTTTCCAAACCTTGATTTCCATCCAGACAAGTTTTCATCTTGCATGTAGATGTCCTTGAACTTCAAGATCTCGGCACAGATTTTGTTTGCTATGTCATTTTTTCTATTAGCCAATTTTTGGTATTCCTTCTTTATCAGCCATAAAGTTTTCCACCTGCGCTTTGATCCCTTTTCTTGCCTGCTTAGCTTGCGCTGCAGTCTTTTGAGACGATCAGTTTCTTGCACAAACGCATCAAATTTACGGCCGTCGCTCAACGTGAGCGTTGTCGAGATACCAAAATCTAACCCAATTTCTCCTTCACATTTTCGTTCCTTCTTTTTACTAAAACATGTGATTGCGATGAAATAGCCTAAAGGTGTGTTTAGTAGCTTTGCATTTGCTAGTTCATATTTTAGTTTGTTTCGGCTTGAAAAAATTTGACCAAGACCATTTGCACGAATTTCACCTGGTATATTTTGAATCTTGATCTTATGTTTATTAACTATTCTGTACGTTGTCCCATATTGCTTAAGGTTAATTGACTTGATTTCGCGTCTAAACTTCAGTTTTCCAACTTTTTTGCCAGTCTTCTTCAAGGAAGACAGGGTTTTCACATTTGATTTCAATTCATCAACCACAGCCTGCTTCATCTGTGAGCCAAGATACTTGATCTTAGAAATGACTTCATTCCCATCCTTGTCTCTATGAACAACAGATTTTCCAGCAACGTACTTAAACAAATCAACAGCCGCGATGGCTTCATTCACTATCCACTTGGCCTCGACAAATTGCATCTTGAGCGCTTCTTTTTGCTCTTTCTTAAGAGCAGATTCGTCAATCTTGATCTTAAAAACACGACATTCCTGTGAGAGACGTTTCTCTCTCGTTTTTCGCAGGCTTTCAGAAATTGCCGCATTTTTGGATAATGTCATATGAATTCGTTCAAGTAAGTTTCATAATATATCTATAATTTCTTACTAGAAATTTGAAAGTTTATAAATGAAGACTGATGAAAGATTTGAATCGATTGCTCATGCCAAAACCAGATTGAGGTATCATATCATTTTCTCTACAAAGTATAGAAGAAAATGCCTAGAACAGGTTAAAGAAGAAGTACTCAATTCATTCCGCTATGCAGAAGAGAAATCGGATTTCAAAATCTTAATTATGAACTTAGAAGATGATCATATTCATTTTCTTCTCAAATTTAAGCCATCACTATCAATATCCCAAGTGGTTAGTCGAATGAAGCAATTAAGTAATTTTTACTTGTGGAAAAATCATGAACCATATTTTAGAAAATATTTCTGGAAGAAAAATAAAATTTGGACAAGTGGTTATTTCACATCAACCATTGGTGAAGTTTCAGAGCAAAAGATTTTAGAATACATCAAAAATCAAGGATGAAGTTCACATTCATATGCTACGCTAAAGACATA